TCTTCCATTCTTGTGTTGATTGTTTGTCAGTTTCTTTTACAACCCAAAACCTACATCTACCAACCTTACCGTTACTTGTAACAGCATATTGTATAAATGGAGACCCTTTGTAGTCATCTAATTGATCTGATGTAGTTAGTCCTGTAATTTTACATTCGTGTGCTCCAGGTGTAATGTATTCTACTTTTTCACCTTTTGCTCTTTTTGTTGTTGTTGCGTTTAAATTAAATGGTAATGCCATATTTATTTGTTTAAAATGTTTGTTATTTTGTTTAACTTTTCTCTTTCTTCTATTAGTTGTAGTTTAATATCGTTGCTATTATTTACTACTCTTCTGTGTTCAATAACTAATGATTCTAATTTTTCCATAAGTTCTTGTCGTGTTGGTTTAAGCGGTGTATTTATACTGTTTTTTGGTATTGAGCTTTCCATTATTTATTATTTTTAATTTTCCAATTAATATATTTAGTTAATGTATCTCCGTCAAAGATAATTTTGTCTTTTTCAGGAGCATATGGATAATCTTTACCCTTCCACTGTTTTGTAGTTAAAGTTTGTATTGGTAATCTATACAAGAACCTACCTATACCCCACTCTACACACGCACGTTTAAATGCATCTGATACATGACCTTTGTCTTTTTCTACTTTAGATTCTGATCCTGTGTCTGATTTCCACACCCATTGATGATATGCAACTTCAGACTCACTATCTTTTGAATCACAACAAATACCTACTTTACAAAATAATAATCCATTTGCTTCATAAAATATACTTTGCCAATTTTCAGGACCACATACTTCATCTAATATATCCATGCAATCTCTAGCGTCTATATAAGCCACGCAGGTTGTTTTTCCATACTTAGTAGACTGTACGCGCCACTTGAATGGTATTTCTTTTCTTAAATCGTTTAAATTCATTCTGATTTTTCTTTTGTTTTACTTTTTCTAATATTTCTTGCAGCAGACGCAGCCACTACAAATTTTACAAATCTTCTTATCATTACAGGCTTACCTCTTAATATTAAAGTTACTGCTATTTCTTTAAATGTTAATAGTAAGACCTGTCTGACAAGTTTTTTATCAATACCTAAGTCATATGCTATCTCTGAAACTATAGACCGTATTGTAGTTTTCTCTTTATTTTTACCACTCATATATTGGCAAATATAAGTATTTAATCGTTATCTCCAAACAATTGAACAGCTAAATACATTGGAAGTACAATAATACCTGCTACAATTAGTGAAAATATAACAGGACCAACAATAAATAATAATGCTGCAATTAGGGTTACAGCTATCATTGGATATTTACCTATAAGTCTATATTTTTTCATAATCTGTAAATTTAGTTATTTCACTTTTAAAAGTTAAAGTCACTTCTCCAACACCTATATTTCTACCTTTAGCAAATATAATATTAGCGGTTCCTTGACTCTTCTCTCCATTATCGTTAAATTCTATACCATAATACTCAGGACGATATATTAGCATTACTACATCAGCAGCTTGCTCTATTTCACCTGACTCTCTAAGATCAGACAATGTTGGCTTGCTATTGTTTCTCATGCCAACACCTCTATTTAATTGACTTAGTGCTATTACAGTGATATTTAACTCTTTAGCTAGATTTTTAAGAGTTCTAGCTACTTGACTTACTTCTTGTTCTCTAGTTCCAGACTTACTTTTACAACTAACTAACTGTAAGTAATCTATCATAACGAGCTTAACATTTTTATTTTTTACATATTCTTTAATCCTATGCACTAAATAATTTAATGATGTTATATTACCTTCGTCAATATGTAATGGAGTTTCCTGTATAGCATAAATTGACTCATGTATTTTCTTAAGCTCATTATCGTTTAACGTACCATTGGTAATATATCTGTTACTAATACCAGAATCCATAGATGCAAGCCTTCTAAGCAATTGTAGCGCACTCATTTCGTAAGAAAACACAACAGTAGGGGTATTAGTGTATAGGGCAGCGTTATAAGCTAAGGCAAGCGCAAAACTAGTCTTACCCATTGATGACGCTCCGCCTACAATAATTAAATCTGTTTCTTGCCAACCACCAGTAAATCTGTCTATAGCTTGAAATCCAGAAGCAATTCCTAATAAGCCATCACTATTCATTCTTACTTGTATGTCATCTAGAAAATCTTTGATCTGAGAATTTATATCCCCTAAGACCTCTGGCTTACCTATTTGTAGCTTTGACATTTCTGTAGTTAAATTACCTACTATAAGCTCTAACTCGTCTCTGTTACTTAGCTGATTATGAACATCATGCACTATACCAGTAAGTGTACGCTTTTGAAACTCTTCTGTTAACACCCCTATGCATGTTATTATCTCCATAAAATCAAAAGCTTTTTCTGTCATATTTGACAATCCTAATACAACGTTTTCTCCTTTGATTAGTTTAGATACTGTTAGTATATCTATAGTTTTACTTTTGCTATGTAAGTTTATAATAGCATGGTATGTAGATTTATTAAAATCATACTCAAACAAATCTTCGTGCAATAGCATACTGTATTTATCTATTAATTCTGGCTTTACTATAAGCTTGCCCAGTAATGTTTCTTCTATTTCATTGTTATCCATAATTTTAAATTTTAGCTAACAAATATATCATTATTCGCCATACTTACGCTTAGCATCAGCCTTTTCTTCAAGATAATTTTCTTCCATTCTTGCATCGTATTCATATTTTTCTTCAAGATCTTCAGTCCAATTTCCACATTCATTACATATGTAACCTGTAGCTTCTGCATGTCTTTTGCAAGACGAACATATATCTGAATTAGAATATATCTCTACGCTGCAACAATCTGATATCCAACTGTCTTCATAACTGCTTCCACAGCAGGTAGTAACTTCATCACTCATAATTATTATCTTTTTTAAATTCATTAATAGCAATCTCTTTAGACGCACATATAGAATCCATTAAAGCATCATATATATTCTCAATAGTTTCGTCATTTGATTCATGCATAGAGTTGTCTATTTCTTTTTCATAAAGCTTTGCTACTTTAAGTAATTTATTAAACTTTTGTTTAACCTGATGAGAATGAGACCACTGCATAGTATGCAGCTGCTCACTCAAACATTTCACCAAGGCTAATGTAAAATTAATATCTAAATTAATCTTAGCATCTTCTAACTTCATGATGGATTATTTTTTAACCATTCTAAAGCATGCTCAACAGCTCCATCTTTTTCTTTGCTAGGAGCTTTATCTACTATAACATTCATTAAATCTAATATAACTCTTTTAGCGTCTCTTGTTATGCTATTGTTAATGCATTTCATTTGAGAATTGTATAATTCTTCAAAGTATTGATTGTGTAGTTCGTCTATCATGATATTACTGGTATTGTTCCTAATTTTTCAAATGTAGTGGATATAGCTCCACCATCATTACCTTCATCGTCCATCATTGGTACTAACCAATATTTATTATCTAACTGAATAGCTATTGGGCGCTTATACCACATATTATCTTCCATTTCATGTCTAGTCATATATTCTACTTTTGTTATTTTCTTACCAACTAAATGTTTAGCAATTTTTTCTGTCCAGTATTGTTCTACTGGTTTTCCTTCAATTTTGTATTCCATAATTTATTTTTTTTTAATAATTCAACCCTTTGTTTTCCATATTTTTTTGTTCGTTTATCTTCGTAATAATATTTCTTTTTTTTAGGGTATGTTTTTTTGTTATTTAATGAAATTCTATTATAATCATTTACTCCAAACATCATGTAAAACGTTCCGTTTCTTTCTGAATCGTAAAGTTTATTAGTTTTTATTGTGCTGCCCATCCAATAAAATAAAAAGCCTTAATACCTTTTTTGCCTTTATAGCCTCTACTTTCTTTCATTCTTTTCAAGATTGCTCCTGTTATTTCTACACATATACAGCTTCCCCATTTTTGTGCAACTTCAAGCATTTTATCTTCCCATTTATCAAATGCTTTAGTTCCATATCTTGGGTTATCATCACGCATTTCAAAGCCTGATGTTGTTGATATTGTACCATTGTAACTATCATGACCATAATGATGTAATGCATCTTCTACTAAGCTATTGTAAGCTTCTGATGCGTTTTTGTATCTACCTACTGTTAGGTTCCCAAAATTTGTTGCTCCCATAATTTTATTTTTTTTATTTATTTATAAGTAGAAAAAGGGGACGTTAGTCCCCTCGCTTCTATTAGTATGCTTTCAAGAAATTAAAAGCCTTTTCGTTCATTTTACCAGCAGATCCAGTAATAATACTTTCTTGCTTACCATTTTTCCTTAACGGTGCTGATTTATGATGTGTTGTGTACTTAGTTATTCCATTAAATACACCCCATTTAGTATGTGATATTCTAGACATTTCACTATCTATACAATGCGCTATATCATATATCATAT